CGGCTCCGCCATCGTCCGTTAATAGAAAGCTTGCATCTTGCAAGAATCCTGTGTTACCTGCATCTTGCAGAGAACCTGGATTACCTTTAAATAACGCAACACCTGGCGCTGTTTGGACTGGGTATTCAGATTGTCCTGACGTTGCTGGAGTGTTTCCAACAGTCATTACAGCTCTTAAACCAAATCCGCCTGTGTTTGTGTTTGCCATAGTTTTTTTCCTTTTTTACTATTAAGTTAAATCGTTGGATAGGAATTACTAAATAATTAGCTTTTCTTTGTACCACCGAAGGTTACACGAGTATTCGATTCCGATTGGAATTTCATACTAGGGTGCTGTTCCTTCAAAAGATCGTTAGCTATTGCTTCTTCTTTAGCCTCGTTTTGCTTTTTATAATAAGCATCGATTTGAAGCGCGATCTCTTCTGGTATCCTTGCCAGCAAAAGGCCTCCCACTCCTATGACTCCAGCGTATTTACCTTCAGTCATCTCTGGATAATTTGATTCAGGATATTCATCAGCTCTAACTAATTCATAACCTTCTCTCAAAGAGGACGCTACATTTTTAGTGTCCTGTTGTCCGAGTATCTCGGCTCTTATCCATTGATGTCTATATCCAGTTGGCGCTGGTGGTGCATCAAGTGAGTTGGGTGGAGTCCAAACTTTTTTAGCTTCCGCTTTAGTTCTAGTCTGACTCGCACGTGAAGTTTTTGTTTTATCATTTTCCATATGCCTATACTCCTTCCGTGATATTTAATTGTTTCGCATATTCTTCTAGTGGCACACCTAATCTTTTAGCAATTGCTACCTGTGAAGGTGTGAGCTTGACAGTTTTGCGTCCTTTACTCGTTGAGGCTGAACGTCTAGCCGAAGCTACATTTTGAGTAGGTTTTACTCTTTCTGTAGTATTGTCCTCTACCTTATCAAATTTATGCGGAAATTCAAGTCTTATTCTTTTATCAACTTCTGCATAGTATTCGTCAGTTTTAGGATCAAAACCTTCTTCTTCTACAAGCTTTTTATGTAAATCAAAAGCCGTATAAGTCATAGCTGAGTCATTACCAAACCAAGAATTTTTCAACGCCCATTCTTCTGCTTTAGGGTCAGTTGCAGGTTGTTGATTTCTTTGAGGTGTAATGTTTACATCTTTAACAGGTTCTGGTTTAGATTCTTCTGCAACTTTCATTGCATTAAGCCTTGCACCATCCATTGTTAAATTAGCAATTTGTTCTTGAGCTGCTATTTGTGCTTCTACGTTTTGAGATTCAATTGCATTTTTTAAAGCTAACTTGGCTGCTGCCATATTAGTTTTAACTCTACTTTCAAATTCTGAAACATAAGATTTATCTAATTTAGATAATCTTCCTTCCATTTCACTTTTTGATTTGTTTGCTGCTTCAGCATATAGAATTGCTTCTTCTCTTTGTCTTTCAGCTTCTCGCATTTTACGAGTAAGTTTAGCAATACGTTTTTGAACACCATCACTATATTCTTTTAACTCGTCCTTATCTTCTTTTTTTTCAAGTTTAGTTTCTCTTTCGTTTTCAAAAGATTTATCTACATCAGCTGTAGATTCTTCAACTTGCTCTACTTCTATTTTTTCTTCAACGGGTGTTTCAATTTTTTCTGGTTCACCCTTATTATCTAAATTAATTTCAGCGCCTTTTTCTTCACCTACATCAATTAAGTCTTCTGTTTTTTGTGCGTTCTCTGTTGGCATAGTTTCCTTCCTATGTTGTTAAATGTAATGAAGAACTGATTCAGGATCTTTTATTGTCCCTAACACTTCATCATCGTTTAGTATTCGCACTTCTCCACCTTCAATTGGTAATCGTGCACCAGCATATCTGGCAAACATTACCCAATCTCCTACTTTGCACCACGGCTTATTAAATTTATCTTTATCCGCGTATGCAAGATCTCCCATTTTTAAAACATAACCACAAGTTGTAGCTATTCTTGCTTTGTCTAATTGTTCTTGGGAAAATAAAATTCCACCTTTAGTTTTTTCTTTTGGTGTAAAAGGTAAAACTAAAAGCCTGTAACCAACTGGTTCAGGTAATTGATCAGCTACTTCTTGAATATTGTTTTCGTCTAATCTTTTTGCGTGAGACTCTTCTTTTTTTTCTTGCTCGTATTTATCTTCAAGACCAAGTTTAATTTTTGGTACTTCCTTTGATGTCGATAACGTTTCCGTCATTTTGCTCCTTTTCATCTTTGTTTAGCAGGTTAGAGATTTCCTGTATTACTATTTGATAAGCTTGTGCTTGTCCTAGCATATACTTATATTTTTCCATACTGTCAACCCCACCAGTAATCATACTGTCTCCTATTTGTTGTAGAGTTGCGTTTATTCTTTTTTTTAATTTATCTATAATTACTAGATCATCCATTATTTTTTCCTCTTCTTTGTTTTTTTTATTTTACTACCATATTTTTTAGTCCATTTTTTAGCAATGGCAGGTTCGTTTTTATATAAATAACGTCTTTGTTTTTCTGATTTAAAAGGCATCTTATAATTCAAACTCCTTTAACGTTTTTAATTTTTCTTCAGCAGTTGCGATCTTTTCAATTAACTTATCTATTTCATCTATATGTTGTGGATGTTCTCCAATGCCAACACTATGCTCTAAATAAATTTTTATTGTTGCATCTGCTTCAGAAATTTGTGCGTTATATCTATCTTCGAGTGCTTCTATTATTGCTTTTCTTAGCATTTCCATCTTCTTCTAGCTTGACGTAGTCTAGAATTAGGATCTCTTGCAGCTTTAGGAAATTTTTTCATTTGACCTGCACTTCTTGCGCAGTATGATTTTCGCCTTTTAGCGGCAGCGGACCCTTTTTTAACTTTACCAGTCACAGCTGTTTTTAATTTAGAACCGGGATTTTTTCTTCTGTAGGCAGCGACACCGGCTCGAGTCATACCTGCTCCAGACTTCGTAGGTCTAAAGTTTTTTTTATTTCTTTTAGGCATATTGTCTTGTCTTCGCATTACAACATTCCTTTATAATATTTTTTTAAACTTGGATTAGAAACTTTTACTCCACCCAAATTACCAGAAATATAACTACCTCTATAATCTCTTTGCGCTTGACTAATCATACCACCATCTTTAGCAAATGTTTTTACGTTTGTAGGTTTAGGCCCTGTATTACTAGCTGCTCTTTTTCGTTTGACAGCACTCGCCCTTTGCGAGTCGCTCATTCGTGTGGCTTTTGCAAGTGGGACGCATTTTGGATACTTCCGTTTCGAATCTGCTTTTTGTTTCGAACGACCACACTTTGCGAAAGAACCATCCTTTCGCTTGCTCCCAATATCTACCCATTTTTGTTTGAACCATTTATCAAGACCATTTTTTGCCATTACATCATCTTTGTTTTTTTACGTCTGTTTGACATAACTTTACCACAACCTCTAGCAATGAAGCCGCCATTCTTATAACCTCTGTTAGGTCTATCAAGTTCGCCCATCAAACCACCTTCAGCTTTTTTACCTCTAAAGTCTTTTCTTTTAACTCCAGAAGGATCTTTGATTTTACCTGCACAAATTTTACTTGCATATGCGTTCGCGTATGCGGACGGGTAAACGTCAAATTTTCTTTTCGCTGCGGCTTTACCTCTAGGGCATAGTTTAGTCATTATTTTTTTCTCGCTGTTTGGGCGGCTCTTCTAAAGTTAGCTGCAGTGGGAGCACCCTTTGCACCTTTCTTTTTCATTTTGCCGCCACGTTTACGTTTGGCGTGAATGTTGGCGTATAAACCTTTTCTAGCCATTACTTTTTCTTTTTAACTCGTCCACCTTTTTTCATAAAGCCCATTTTATTTCTAACGGGTTTAGGAAGTTTACGTAGACCTTTACCTTTTTTACCTGCGGGTACTGGTTTCATTTTTAATCCTTACTTATTTATTTTGCCAGATTTTTTAGCTTTAGATCCAAACTTACCATAAGACTCATCTCTAGAAGCTTTTAATTGCTTCTTAGTTCTTTTCTTTTTGATTCTCATAGCAATAGACTCATCTTTTCTATCTTTGTAACCTTGTTTCTTTTTCTTAACACGGCCACCTTTTTTCATCATAGGTCCACCTTTCATACCCATATCATCTTTGTAGTAACCAGATGCCATATCTTTTCTAGCAGTAGACATTCCACCGCCCATTTTTTTTACTCTGCCGCCAACCTTCATTCCTCTAGGTTGTGCAACTTGTTTGTTATATCTTGGATTTGCCATTATTTTTTTCCTCCGTTTTTAAAAATTTGTGTACCCTTTATTCCAAAAATACTTCCGACGACAAGGATCCACAAAGTCGAAAACCACGTCGGTAGTGCCGCGAAATGCTCAAAAAATATTTTTACTTTCTCAAGCGCACCCGGATCGTCCGAGAAGACCCCCCAGGCCAGCACAATTATGGGCGCCGACAAAATCACGAGAACAAATTCGTCCTTGTAATCGTTTTGACGTGCCTCTAACAACTTGCCTTGGTAAGCTTCCTCACCTCGAGCCTGTCGTTCTGCGTGCAACAGTTGAGCATCGGACATCGCGACTTTTGCCCTTTGCTTGTTTGCATAAATCTTGCTACCAGCAGAGACGGCTAGTTTAATTGCCGACAACCACATACTAATACCAAGTTGCTTTTACAGGTTTTTTGTCAGGACGCATTCTTTTTGTGCCTCTAACATCAACAACCTGTGATTCCATAGGGTCAGTTGCTTTAATTTCAACGCCACCGTTTTGGTATCCGTCTTTATTAAGCCCTAACTCTTTTGTAATTTTAGGTTCATTAACTTTTTTATCCATAGTTTCTCCTTAAGTTGATATATACCTATTTTTTCGGAAAGTTTCTACCGAAATCGTGAATTTTACTAGAGTCAGACATTGATTGTTTGGCTAATGATACACCAGCACGTAAACCAGCAAGGTCTGCCTCTTGTTCAAGCTTCGCTTCTTGGTTTTCTTGGTTCATCATCGCTTTCATCTTGTCTAAATCTAATCTTTCTTGTCCTTCTTCTTCTTTTCTTTGATTTTCTTGTGCTCGAAGGTCAATTTCTCTACCTTTTAGTCTAAGTAGTGGATCTCCACCAAACTCACCCATAATTTTTTCTTCTTCTTTGGCAAAATCTTCCTGCATTTCTGCAATTAGCTTCGCTTTTCGTGATTCAATTTGGTTTGTGATCTGTTGTAGACGTTGTTGTGCCTGCATCATCTGTGGATTTTGCATCATATTAGCTGCCATCGCAGGATTTTGTGCTCCCATCGCTTGCATTTGTTGTTGAATCATTTGTGCTTCTTGTAATTCTTCAACAAATTCTAATTGTACTTGTTCTTGTGCCATTAAACTTATGTGTTCTAAAATATTTTTTTGTAAACTTGCCATTGCTGCAGGATTATTTTGTGTTTGATTTAATCTCATAAAGTTTAAGTGTGCATCAATGTGAGCTTTGTGATCTTGACCAGGAAAAGCTTGATATGGTTTCATACTCATTGCCATAATATGTTCTAATGCTGGGTCCATTGGCATTGGTGCTGCTGGTGGAGGTAAAATTGCATTAACATTTTTCACTCCCAGCGCATCATACATAGATCTATACGCTTGATATAGATTATGTATACGAGGATTCGACTGCGCCAGTTGTAATTGAGATTGAGCTAAAGATATTCTTTGCGTCTGTGAGAAGATGTTTGGATCTGCTACAGGTAATATATCTACTCTATCATCAAAATCTTGAACTTTAATTTGTCTTGATGCACCTGGTACATCATATGGATATACAGGTGGTAAGTATGTTTTAAATACTTCTGCTAATAATTTAAATTCTTGTTTTAATCCTACATATAATCTTTTGTGTATAGCTGACATTACCCGCGATCCACGCTCCAATAATGCAACAGTTGTTCCAACTGCAGCGGCTTGGTTCATATCACCCACTTGTGAGTCTGCGATGCTCGCGAATCGTTGGCCCGCTGATACAACTACTCCCATTAAATTTAAGAGTGTTGCATCAGGACCTTTGAAGGGTAGGGTCATAAATTGATCCTTGATGTTACCACCAGGAGCATCTACGTCCCTAAACTCACCAGGTTGTAGAGGTTGAGCGTCATCTCTGACTCTGATACCTCTAGATTTAAAACCGGCTGGTAAGTTAGCTAAAGTACCTGCATCCAACAACTGTCTTAGAGCTGCTGTTGCAGTTCTAGTTAATCCACCAATCATATGGATTAGACCAAAACCATAAAACCCTGTGCCAGGTAAAAATTTAAACTGCACAAAATAATTTATTTTTTTCTTTAACGGATCTTCTTGTCTGTAATTTCTTCTAATAGATAAAACTTTATGACCTGCTTCTGAAATAGTTACAACGTATGGTAATTTAATTCCTGTAGGTTCTTCACCTTCACCCATATCTTCATAACCTTCTAAATCTAAATTAGTATGTACTTCATACAAAGTGTATTGATCTTCTTGACCATCTTTAGAAATACCTTCTAGTTCTAATTTTTTATCTTGTAATTGGTTTTCAGTTACAGGAGGCGAACCTAATTCTACATCTCTATAGAATCCTGCAACTTGTTGTTTCTTTAATTCGTTTTCAGAAATTTTTATAACGTGTACAACTGCATCTGCATCGTCTAATGAGTTTGCAGAATAAGGTACAATTAAATCTTCCGCCGGTACAAATTTTGAAACGGCTCTACCTAAAAGGTCGTCATAGTAGACTTTCTTAAAAGTAGAACCGCTTAGAGGGAGGTAAAATAACATTTGATCAAACTCTGGCTCATACTCTTTCATCTGATCCATAATTTGATAATTCATAAAATCTTTTACACGCTTTGCCTGTTCTTCTTTTTGAACATTCAAGTCTCCCATTATTTGCGTTCGTACTGGTCCATCAGACGGGAGTAACTCTTTATAAGCCTGCGCTTGAAATTGCGTAACTGCTTCTGCAAGAACTGGGTGATTGACACCACTAGCTCCTCTAAAAGGTTCTGTTCTTCTTTCATATTTAAATCCTAAAAGTTCTAAACCGTTTCTATAAGTTTGTTCCCAATCACCACGAGATTCTTTGTACTCGTTGTATTGATCAAATAGTTTTGATCCTAATGGTTCTAAAATTTCATCTCCTAAAAATTCTGCAAGGTTTTCAAAATGGTCTTCACCACCTTCCATTGCTGCAACTTTAGGATCAAACGAAACTTCAGCACCGCCTTCTTCTGTCATTTCTATTTCAACAGGACCGCCTTTTTCTTGAACTTCTTCTATGTTCTCTTTAACTGCCTCTTGAATTTCTACTTCTCCAGGAACTTCAACGGTTGTTTTTGTATTTGGTAATGGTTTGTCTATTTCAGCCATTTGGTTAATCTATCCTCTTTTGTTAAATGTTTCAATTACTTCTTCTAGTATCTCAGTGTTGGGTTGCTTTGCTTCTTTAATAGGCTCTGGATTTGCAGCAGCCCATTCTAATAATTCTGCTTGTGTAACTGGTTCATCGTTTGCAGTATTTACAAAAGCTCCTATATCAGCATTGTATTTTATATCCATTATCTTTTCTCCACGAACATCGTAGCGAGGCCGCCTTTAGAATAATCTGTTCTTCCTCTACCAGTTCTATTACTTACAGGACCGCCGGTTGTTGCACCAATACCAAATCCTTGATCCTTATCTCCTAAAGCGTCACCACTATAAGATCGTTGACCATCACTACCTCTACCATAATCAGTTTGTCCGTATTGTGCTGCTCTATCTGCTTCTGTTTTTGCTAGTAATGCTGCTAGTTCTGCTTCAGCTGCAGCTAGTCTTGCAGTTTTTCTTTCTGTTGAAATTCTTTTGTTAGCGTTCATTTTAGAAATAAAATTTCTCAAAGCTGTTTCATAATCATTGGTTCCAAAACCCGATATTACATTTTTACCAGCCAACACAGAACCCGATCCATATTTTAAACCACCTGTTCCTGGATCTCTACCAATTAAATTATCACCTAGTTCTGCAAAGTTTAATTGTGATTCCAATAATGGATTATAATTTTTAGATTGCATATTAAAAGGGCTCATTGAACCTGCAATTGAAGTAATTAAACCTGGTAGTTGCGGTTGATTAGCTAATCTTGTTCCTAGTGTGCCTCTTACTTTTGGTTGAAAGAATTTATTTTCAGCAAAGAAGTTTTTGGTTTTATCAACTAGACCCATTAAACCATCTCTTGGTTCTACGGATCTATCAAATCTATATTTGTTAGCTTGTGCTGTTGGTTCTAAATAATCAAATCTTGGATCTTGACTTAAATCTTTTGTAAAGGTTTCTTGTAGTTCTGTAACTCTTCCGTCGCCACCACCGCCTTGAAAACCTATTGGTTGAATAGTTGTTGGTGGTTCTGCGTCTGAACCTGGTGGTGTATATAAACCTTGACCTTGTAATGTATTCGCGATCTCTTGATCACTAAAGCCGTAACTGTTCATTGAGTTATAAATATTTAATGCTTGGCCCTCTAATGCCGGACCGCCCATAAAGAAACCGACTCGACCGCCATCAGCTTTAAAAAAACCTCCTGGTAAATCTTTTAAAGCATCTGAGTCTAAAGCTTCTTTATCTATGTCTATAGCTTGTTTAAAACTTCCATCTTTTGTTCCTATTAAAGTTGGTGTTACATCACCAAAACTAAATCCTCCTTTATCTAAATTAACTCCTTCAAAAAGATCACTAACATTTTTTTCAAAAACTTGCGTTCCTCCTGGTCCAAAAAATCCAGACTGAACTGCATCTACGAAATCTTTTTTAGTTGCGTTGGGAAATTGTTTTTCAAACTGTGAAACTTTTGGTCCTGTCACCATAGTGGCTTTTGGACTAAATGGATCAGTTGCTTGAGGTAATTTAGAAAAATCTATTTCAGCTGCCGCAACATCAGTTCCAAAAAGCAAACCTAAAGGATTATATTTTTTTGCAAACTCTAATGCTCTTAACCCAAAGTTTTGAGTTGACGGAATTGTTGGTGTAGTTTTTCTAGTTGCTCCACCTGCTGGTCCAGTTGATCCTGTTCCTGTTCTTGCTCCTCCACTACCACCACTAAAAATACTTCCGCCATAAGTTTGACTTGGGTTTCTATTGCCACCATAATTACCACCAGCTGATGCTCCGCCTGCTGGTCCAGAACTTCTGCTTGATCTACTTGATCTACTTGATCGGCCGCCTTGATAACCACCTGGTCCTCTATATCCTAAAACTATTTCTGACTCTTCAACTAATTGTGAAGGAGCCGCTGGAACTTTTGGTTCAAATAAAACTTCAATGCCTATCGCACCGCCGTCCGCTCTTCGTTTTCTAAAAAACTTTTTATAATCAAACTTTGGTTTTGGTGCATCTTCAACACCACCTTCATCATATCTTT